GTGCTATGGCAAAATTGACAAATGCTGCAGGAAGTCAGATTGGCGGATTGAGTGCTTCTGGTGGTGCAATGGAAGCAAATAATCCAGTAGCTACCGCAATACCTCCAGAACCTAGTATGAGAGAAAAGGTTCAAAAAGAAGTTGTGACATCAGAACCTAATTCTTCCACCGTTTCTTCGCCAGAATTGACTGAAATTGCATCCGAAGCAGTAACTCAAACTGAATTAAACGAACAAATGGTAGAACTTCTTACTCAGATAAAGGATGCACTTGGTGACACAGACAATAGTACTAAATCAAGTGCAGGGGGAATGGGCGGAGATACTGAAGCAAGAAAAGTTAGAAACAAACCATTCATGAATACTAAGTGGGCTTATGGATCATTCCTCCAAACGGGTGGTAAGGGAGTTACTAATGTTGGATCTGGCACTAAATAAAGGTAAAAAATGAGAGCAACAAATGGCGATGGTAGATTAGAAAAGATTGAAGATTGTTATTTGCAAAGTGATTTGTCGGCAAATGGAAATTTATACGCAAGTGATAATTCAATACAAATGTATTTTGATAATATTCCAGATATAAGTGATAAAAAATCAGCAAAATACAATGATGAAACTGGAATTGGTAGGTCAGCACCAATCAAAGCTTATTCAAATTCAGACAATAGAAATATTAGTGTTGAATGTCATTTTTTTGTGCAAAAAAAATCAGGTAGTCGTTCTGCAGAAGCAATAATGACAACACTAAGATGGTTAGAAGCACATGTTTATCCAAAACGAGCATCTGCTCCTTATGCTCCTCCTCCAATTATGAAAATTAAATGCAAAGATATTTTGGCTACTATTCCTTTATGCGTTGTACTGTTGGATTATAATGTGAAATTTGATTCCCAAGTTCCGTGGGATGAAGAAACTGGATGTCCATATAAAGTTGATGTTAGTTTAAATTTTGAAGTTGTATATAATTCTTCAAGTTTACCATTTGCAGAAGATATTGTTGTGACTGGCACTGGAGGTATTTAATGGCGAATAAAATAGAAATTACAAAAATATTAGCTAATAAAATGGTTGCTTCAGGAAGTCGTTATGAAGATAACAAAGTAATTTATTATGGTGAAGATAAGTATATTACATTTCCTCTTTATAGAAGACGAAATATTTCATCTGGTGATAGAGATAAATATACTGTTATAAATAAATCAACCGAATATAGACCAGACTTAGTATCGCAAGACTTTTATGGAACTTCTATGTTCTGGTGGAAAATAATGGAAAAAAATAATATCCGTGATATTTGGGATTTTAAATCAGGTTTAAGTATACTTATACCAGAAACTTTTAATTGAGGAATTAATGGCTTGTATAATAAATGAAGAAATACAAAAATATGTATGTGGATCTATAGAAATACCTCCAGAATCAGAGGTGTATGCTCCTTATGTTGAAATGGAAATGAAAAATGGAACATTCAAAGTAAATTGTGGAAATGATTCATTTGAACAAAGCCCACATAAAATGGTAATAAGTTCAATGCAGTATGGACTTCAACAAGCAAATGGAGGAATGAAAGTTGAATTTGAATTGTTGGGAGAAGGCTCAAATGCTTATGCTGATGTTGTTCGTCTTCTCAATAAAACTATAAAACTTGCGGAAAAAGAAACAATTGAAAATAAATTTAGATTTGGATGGTTGCTTAAAGATTGTCAAAGCGGACAAGTAAAAGAGGAACTATCTGACTGGATTCATTTCATGCCTAAAAAGCTTTTTACAAATATTGATAAAGGTATTACAAAAATAAAATTAGAATGTACAGATTTAATGCAAAGGCATAATGACAGAAGAATAGAAAAAATTCAAGGTTCAGAAGGAAATTTAAAAACATTAAAAGAAGCAATCATAGACATGTGTGCAGAAGAAGACCCTCCAATAGAAGTTGCTTTTATAAATAGGGATGGAGAAGAATTAGAATTTGAATTTCCTACTGGTGGTGGTGATGGAATTCAAGCAATTTGGAAACCGAATGAATTGCCTATTTTGTCAGTTATAAGAAATTGGGTGAGCATAATAAGAACTCAAGGATTCGAACTTGGTGTATATTTTAAATATGATCCATCAGAAAAAACTGGTCCAAGATTAATCATACATGAGGATGATCAATGTCTGCCAGATGAAAATTGCGACTGCAAGAGTGTCGAAAAAACTTATATAGTAAATGGTGGGAATTGCAGTCCAGTTATTGAATTTAATCCAGAAATAGAATGGATTCTTGATGCTGGTGGTTTTGGTGGTGTTTCTGGTGGCGGCACTTCTAGCCAAATGGCTAAAAATAAAGAAGATCCCAATTTAAGTCCAATTGAAGCTTCTGGTTCTGGTAATGCTCAATCAATACCTAGCGAATACGATTACTCTGTTCCTCAAGAAAGCAGAGTTATTCTTTTAGAAAAATCAACTGCTGCTCACACTACAGCAAATAAACCTTTCGATCAAGCTAGAAGCATAAAGGGAGAACTAAGCATAATTGGAAATGCTAAAGATTTTTATTATTTGACCGAAACTATTGGAAGATTTGTTTCTATTGTAGTTATAAGTCCATTTTCAATAGGTGATAAAGATTCTCCAAATTGTGATACTTGGCTTGCAGATCCACCAATAAATAAAATTTTATCAAATAAGAAATGGATGATCATGGGCGTAGATCATCAGATTGAAGCTGGTAAGTTTATAACTAAGTTGTCTGTAAGTTTACCAGTTCCAAATGCAGAACTTAGTGCTGATGATCCTATTGGTGGCGATGGATCTGAAGGTCCTTTCATGGACAATACTGGAGATGGTACTTTTGTAGGCGAAACAGATTAAAAATAAATGGAAAAATAATATGAGTTTAAATGAAAAAATTGCTACGCTCGAAAGAAGAATTGAAAGTTTGCAGCTTCAACTTGGAGATGTTGATTATTCAACAAAAGCAATTTCTAGGTCTGATCAACAAAATAAAGCTCCAGATACTAAAGATACTTTCTTTGGTGTTATGGTTGGTTTGGTAATTGAAACAATCGACATATGGAAGCAAAATAGAATTAAATTTTTTCATCCAAAACTACACCGTGCCAATGTTTTGATAAAAGAGCTTCCTTGGGCTAATCCAATTTCAGCCATGGGAGGATTTGATGATTCTGGTTTAAGTTGGGTTCCACCTGCAGGATCATCAGTTGCTTTAATTTTCGAAAGTGGTAATCGATCTTCGGCATATTATATTGGAACTGTATGGTCTAGAAATCGTGGTCCAGACGGAGGTCACAATTGGGGTGTTAATCAACTCATGGATGAATATAACAAGATTCATGAAGGTCATAGAAAAGGATATCTTGTTGGTCCAAATGATGGGTCGCAAGTTTTGCCTCCTTGGAATACAGAGTCTTACAATGGTTTTGATTTAACATCTATTCTTGATTTTGCTGATAAACCAGAAGTTCAAAAGCTTATAACATATCCAAACATTTATGGATTTAAAACTCCAGAAAAGCATATGCTTAAAATGGTTGATGGAGATCCTAAGTGTAATCGAAGATGGAAAAGAATAGAATTAATGTCAAGTACTGGTAATTGGATTATGATGAAGGATGACCATCTTCATTATGGTGGTCAGTGGGCGCATCCAGATTGTAGAGTCACATATCCAAATACTAAAGAAATAGTTCCAGATGATGATGTGAGTTGTCTTGCTGGTGTTCCAGAAATGCCATATCCAGATTTGGCAAGATCAATTGGTATTGATAGAAAAATCGCAGCAACTGATTCTTCTGGAGATAATGTTAATGCAGAAAGTTATACCGATTTGAGTGACGGTGGCAAGGCTTTAACAAACCAAGAGCAAAATGCAAAAAATATTCAACCAATAATAGAAAAAACTTCAGAAATTCCCATGTGTGGGCAATTAATTCCAAAATTCAAATCAAATGCAAGAACTGGTCATCCAAAATCAACACATTACAAAGATCAAATTGGTCAAAATCCTTATTTTAAACACGAAAACGAATGTCGTCCATATAAAGGACCAGAAACTCCACAAAACAACACATGTGATCTTCCCCAAACTGGAATTCAATTAATGTCTGTTTCTGGTCATACATTTGTAATGGATGATTCTGTTCGTCACCCCGAAGGCATTCCAGATTGGGAAAGAAGTACTAAGCCATTTAATTTTGGTGCTGGTGATGTTTATGAAGGTAGAACTTATATGAAGTCTACTACTGGACATATGATTGAAATGAGTGATTTGGAAGATGAACCAAATAAAAGAAGCGAATGGAATGGGATTAAACTTCTTACTGCTCATGGCAATAGAATTGAGCTTAACGATCATGAAAAACAAAAATGCATAGCCGGTAAACATCATGGTATAAGCATGCAAACATCAAGTAAACATCAATTTGAAATGATTGATGAGGAACTTGATTATTGTTATGATTCGAGAAAAAGTCTCTCTCCAGAAAAACAAAACGAAGAACAAAATCCAGTTGGTCATGGAGGAGACCCACAGCCACTATCGAAAAAAGCATATGTAAAAATTAGAAGTGGCTATGGTCTTGAATTTTCCATGCGTGATGATTTTGATCAACAAAAAACTGATCAACAATATATTCAAATATATTGTCCTCACCATGACAATTGTCGTGGTCCTCATATTCACAGATATCAAGAAAAGAAAGATGGTCCCGGATATGTCTTCTTAAGAGTTGCTGGAAATCATATAGTTGCCACAACTGATGATCACATTGAAGTTATTGGAGATATTGGTGGCTGCTCCAAACCTGCAAATAAGATTGAAATTATCAGTAAATTCAAACTTGTTTACACCAAAAATTACTATGTAAATATGACAGATAAATCGCACATATTCTTTGCAAAAGAATTTATAGCTTTATTAGCTGGAACTGCTGGAGAAGAGGATTCTCCAAAAATTGGAATGATTCTTATGTATGATCCATCTACTGGTGCAATTAGGGCAAGTTCAAAAATTATTGGTAGTTTAGGAGATAAAGATCCTTGTATGAGCATATTTAGTATGTTGCCTTTTGCTAAAAATAAATGTGACGGAAATCTTGACGAACAAGGCATTAACTCATGATTAATATAAAAAGTTTTAAAGGTGTTCCATATCCAATTACAAAAACTCCGAAAGGTTTTTTTTATATTCAACATGGTATCGATCAAATAAAATCAGATTTGATTGTTCTATTGCTAACCAATCCAAGAGAGAGAGTGATGTTGGCTAATTATGGAACTCCGTTAAGAAAGTTGTTCTTTAATCCTAATGATCCAGTAACTGTGCGTGAAGCACGAGATATGATTGCATTTTCTATAAGAACTTGGGAACCAAGAGTAGCAATAGAAAACATATATATTCAAAGCGGTTTAGATAAAGATAGTGCGAATCCATTGGATGAAAATCCTACAAATGAAAGTGTTTTACTTATAAGAATAACATTTTTCGATAGGTTGGAAATTACGAAAATACAAGAATTAAAATTAGAAATACCATTGGGGGCATAGGATGACAAATAATTGTCCATTTAATATTGAACCTTACGCAACTTCCGAAGTAATCGGCAAGCCTAATGTGTTTAATTTGAATTATACCAATCAAGATTTTTGGTCTATGAAAACAAGATTGATTGAATTCACACAGCAACGATTTTCCAATGAGTTTACAGATTTTGTAGAATCATCTCTAGCAATTATGCTTATTGAAAATTGGGCATTTATAGCAGATACACTTTCATTTAAGTTGGATCAAATCGCAAATGAAATTTTCATTGATACTGTTTCTGAAATTGACAATGCTTTTAGGCTTTGCAAACTAGTTGGTTACAATCCACAACCACCAGTAGCAGCGAAAAGTTATTGGACAGCATCAATAAACAATCCAATCACAACAGATGTAAGAATACCAACGCCAATCGGATTTGAAGTCAATGGCGGAGGAACCTCAGTAAAAATAGAATTATTTTCAGCTGACTCAGATGGAAATCCTATTTTTGATGAAGACATTATAATTTCAGCAAATAGTGTGGTAAATGCCAGTATTATTGGGCTACAAGGAAAAACAATATTTGAAGAAATCGCCAGCAACGGATCTAGAAATCAAACAATTCAATCTAGAAAACAATCAGTCATATATGATTCTATGCAAGTTTTTGTAGATGGAGTTATGTGGAATAAAGTTGATTATTTCACTGAGTCTCAACCATTTAGAGAATACAGAGTTGAATTTGATTCAAATTTTTCAGCATATTTCATTTTTGGAAATGGAGTTGCTGGTATGGTTCCATCCAAAGGATCTAATATCAGCATCTATTATAGGACTGGCGGTGGAACTATTGGAAATCTTGTAACAAACGCAACACAAAGTTCTGTATTGGTTAATGTTCCCGGATTAAATTATCCAATAGGTGTATTTTTGAACAATTACACAAAAGCACAATATGGATATGATGGAGATACGATTGAAGACATTCGAAGAAAATTGCCAATGTATCTTCGAACTCAAGACAGAGCAGTTACAGGTTTAGATTATAAAACTCTTGCCGACTTATATGTATCACCATATAATGGTCAGATTGGAAAATCTATTGCTGTTTTAAGAAATCATGGATGTGCAGCAAATATTATAGATCTTTATATTCTTTCAAGAAAAGATAAAAACACTTTAGAAGTTGCTAGTGATCAACTAAAAACAGAATTGATGTCTTACATAGAATCAAAAAAAATGATCACAGATTATGTTTGTATAAAAGACGGAGTAGTTGTTAATGTTGATGTAAATATTTCAATCACAATGGATAAATTATATCGAAAATTTGAAGATGAGCTTAGAGTTAAAATTTCAAATAGAATAGATGCATTTTTCAGTATTAATCGTTGGGAGTATGGCAAAACATTAAAAGAAAATGATCTAATAAAAGAATTTTCTGATTTAAAGGAAATTAAATCAGTTGATATTACATTTAATACAGATGATATAACTTTAGGGGCTACAAATATTGTTACAACTAAATTTTATGAAATAATTAGATCTGACATTATTGAATTAGGATTCGTTTACGAATAATTACAATGGCACAAAAAAAAATATCTGAGAATCCAAAAATAACTGATGAAATCATTTTTGAGTTAGAAACTCCAGATGATGATGGCTGTTTATTGTCCGATCCTTATAGGGTTGACAAAATAGTAATATATTTTATAGAAAGAAGTTTTATTGATCCAACCGTCAATGAATATACTCAAGAAATTTATGATAAAGAAAAACTACAAACAACATTAGAATCTGAGAAATTAGCTTGTGATTATCCAACTGAAGAAAACATATTTAAAGCCAGAAAGAATAGAGTCAATCTCGAATCAAGTATTACGCAACAAAAATTTTATTACAAAGATGCAACACCAGTATTCACTCTTGGCAATCCAGAATTTCCAGCTTGGCTATCTACAGACCAAGATAATGCATTAATTACAAAAGTGTCTACAGACGCAAATGGAAATACTTTATATGGTAATTTTCAATATATTTGGGATGCTCAAGGATATCGTGAAGGCGATTATTTCATTTGTTTTACTTGGACTTCTGTAATTGCCGGAACAACAAAATCAAGTCATCAGAAATTTAATTTATTAGGCGATACAAGAGCCACAGCAGTTCCATCGCATTTTACTGTTCCAGAAAAATATGCGACTTTATTTGAAAGATATACTCCAGAAATATTCAAAATAAGATTTAGTGAATTTGATAGAACTCCAGATGTTATAAACAAATTGAATTTAGCTACTGCCGATGGATTTACCATTATTGAAGATTATGCGAATCAAATTATTGATTTATTTGATGCAAATGTAGTGAATGAAAAATTATTGCCATTTCTATCAAATCTTTTCAGCTTGAAGCTTAAATCAAATGATCCTTATTTGTGGAGAAGACAAATAAAGAGAGCGATGCCAATCTTCAAGAAGAAAGGAACCATAAGTGGTCTAATAGAATCCTTGGATCAATCTGGAATTAAATTTATAAAGTATACAAGATTGTGGCAAGTAATTAGCGATTATACTTGGCAAGAAGTGTTTACTTATGACGGAAATTTAAATACTTTTGTATTAGAAAAAACAGCATTGTCATTAGATTTAAATAATTTTGAATTATATATTCGTTATTCTGATAGTGACACATGGGATTTGTTAACATCAGATTATATTGAATTTGGAAATATAGATGGTATTTCAACTATAGAATGGATTGGTGATACTCTTTCGGTAAATCCAATAACATTAGAAGAAGGCGATTCGATCAGATTAGTATATAAATATAATGAGATCAATAGTCCTTCCGAACAATCGATAGAAGATTATGTAAGAACTTTATCGCTTTCTGACACCAGAGATGAAAGAGATCAAGAGTACCCATTAAAAAATTGGAATGTAAGATTGATTGAAGAAACAGATCCTTTGTTTGATGTTATTATTCCGACAAAAAATCCATTCCATGACAATGTTATATTCGGGAAAGTAAAAACAGAATTTCCATTTTCAGAAAACATTTATAACATGGATGAATACAATGGATCGATTAGAAATTCAAATGATCCATGCGATATTGACAAGAATTTCATCGATCCGTGCTTTAGTAGTTTGAGCAGCAAATATAACATAGATTTAGAAATCAAAAATTTAAGTGATGATAGGATTGTTGAGGCTTATGAAGTTCTCAGTGAATCTTTACCTTTTCATGCAATTTTACATGTAATGAATATTTATGGAGGTTTTGAAGAAGTCATAATGCCACCAATTGAAGAAATTGAGGCTCTTATGACTTACAAGCAAAGCAACTTTATCATTTCTGGAAATGCACAAATGTGGTTTAATAGGGGCATGAAAAACGGTCTTACTACATCTGCCGTATTGAGAAATGCACTAGCTAGTTCTACTATTGTAAATTCTGGATCTGGTATTGCCTATAACGATAGTGTAGTTTTATTTTCTGGTGAAGTTAATTTTAAACAAATTGGCGTAGTTTTAAATGGAACAGGAATTTTAAAGGTTTTGGGTGGTACTTTAGCTGGTGAGTATACAATTCAAAATCCTGTTGCAAATACAATTGAAGTAAATACAGTATCAGAACCATTGGATGAAACCAATTCCGTATTTGCTGGTTCTTTATTAGGACTTGATTCAAGAGCATTTTCATTTAGGATTTCAAATCCAATTGACTCAACAAGTAGTATAAACATATATCAAGATAATATCTTTTCTTTTTCAGATAGCAGTAAAGATTTTGCTGAATTTAAATCTCTTTGGGATGTTACTGAAGGATATTCGTCTGGTTCGTGGAAAATTAAAATTATTGCATATTCAGCAACAGCTTATGATATCTTAAACATTCTGCCTAATAAAATATTATTATTACAAGATGATGGAACACTTCCGCCAACATCTGTAAGTTCTGTTTCTTATGAGGCATACGATAAAGATGACAATTTATTATTCACATCTACAAGTGGCAGCATTATAGTTACTGCAAGAGGAAGAACTGAAGTTTTAAATTCTGATTTTCATGATGTTCGAAATATTTACAGTGTTGGGTTTTATCAAAAGATTTCTGGTGTTGAATATAGGATTAGTGGTTTTGTTGATGGAACTGTCGATCAATTTTACATTGAAAATTATACAAATGGCGATGTTATTGGAACAAGTCTTGAAATATTCCAAAGATTAGTTGACAATAAGATTGGCTATATGAGTCATAAAGGTTTTAAAATTCAAATAGTTGGCGATTTAGAATCTTCGCTTGGTATTGTTAATGGAGCCAATAATTTGATATCAACTCCATTGGAGAATGATTATTTCAAAGAGAATTATTTGATTGAAATTGATGGAGATTTATATTTTATACAAGAAATTGATGGCAACAATCCATCGGGAAATACTACAATAACTCTCGAAGGTTCAGACAGGTATTGGAAGACTTTCTCTTCTGGTGGTACTTCAGAAAGTTACACCATTTATAGATACACCAAAACACAAAATGTAACTATAGCAGGACAACAGTTTGATTTGCCAGAAGTTACATTTAACAGAATTGATAGGCGAGGCAGTGAAATGACAGGAAATTCAGAAAACATCAATCCAATAATGTCTATTGCATCAAAAGATCAACCAGAAGATCAACCAAAAGATAATTTTGTTGAATCTTTGAAGCAAAATGAAAAGATTGAATTTATAATAGATTACCAAGATGGAAATACGAAGAAAGGCGAATTATGACAAATCAACATGAAGCAATGACCGTAGTTGGCGTGGTAGAAAGAATCATCGAATATAAAGATGGTAGCAAAGAAGTATCCGAAATAAAAAATACTATTTTGCGTAAGGGCAGAGAAGCCTTAGCCAAAAGTCTAGCCAATAGTATCGGAAGCACTTATGATTATTTCATAAATCGTATGCTTTTTGGTGATGGAGGAACCAGTGGCGGAACTCTTAAGTATGTTGATACTCAAAGAACTGGTTTATTTGGTATTACCAGAGCGAGCAAGCCAGTCATTAGTCAAATTGATCCAAATATTCCAAGTCAAGTTGTTTTCACATCTGTGTTAACATTTGATGATGCTAATGGATACGCTCTCAATGAAATGGCACTTCAAATGTCAAATGGCGATTTATATAGCATGGTAACATTTGCAGATTTAAATAAAACCTCCTCCATGCAAATAACTTTCAATTGGCGTTTATCATTTGTATAAAGATTGGTTAAAATATGGCAAGAAATATTGTAATTTTGGATATAAAATGTCAAGATCTTAAAAAAGATGTAAAGATGTTAGTATTAGACAATGAAGTTTTTGATTGGGGTCTTGACAAAGAGTCCATCAATCGTGCAAAAAAAATGATTGATCAAAAACCAGATATGAAAGAATCAATCATCATGTCTATAATAAATCATTTTTTAGAATGTTTTTCTGATTTTTGTGGCAGAAACATAACTCTCGAAGAATTTCTTTTAATTATTGAAAAAGGAAGTATTTAAATGACTTCTCCACTAACATTCCATGAAATGGATGATCGATTCTACATCAAAGAGTCAACTATTTCTGGTGCTGGAAAAGGTTTATTTGCCAGAACAAAAATACTTGAAAATGATAGATTGATGATTAAAGGAATTCTTGTTGAAAAGGATAGTCCTGCAGATTTATGCACGACATTTTCAAATTCTTATAAATTTGCAGCAAGTTTGATATCGTTACCCAATGGAGAAGTTGATTGTGGTAATTTTTTTATTATACCACTTGGATATTCTGGAATTGTGAATCATATAGCGGATGAATCAAAGCGTAATGTTCAAATAACTTATCTTGGAAATTATGAAGTTGCTTATGAATTTTTAAAAGATGTTCATAAAGACGAAGAGATATTGGGAAACTATGGAGATGAGTGGCAAAAAATTCTCGCTTGGTCTGATTTGCAAAAATCAAAAAATAAAACAGATATTAAATTGTGGAAGAAATTTTTAGATTTAAATTTATATGATCTTGGTGGTTTAAAATGAATTATTGGTTGGATAAAAAAAAGCAAGAAGAAGAAAAATATAAAAAAACAACAGTAAATATTACATTGTAAATTCTTTCCCAAAACAATGGAAAATTGTCGGTAAGAAAAACAATAAAAAAAGTCATATATAAGAACAAAGGATAAACATGGTTGATCTATCAAGACTCCCAACACCAGAATACTCTGCTCAGAACCCATATCATTATACATATGATAACATTCCAATTAAACAATTGGCAGAAAGAGATGTTCTTATAAACAATGAATTGGAAAATGTTTCGAATATTATTCGTAGTGGTGCTGGAACTCAAGGAAATATAGCAAATAGAATAGATCAATCAATTGATGAAAATGGAGATTTAAGACCATCTGCGGTTGATGAGTCTCTTCACAATATAGCAGAACATACAGATGGATCAAAATCAGAAGATTTTGGAACATTGAGTTATATCAACACAACGCTTGGATTTTCGAGTGTTGTAAATCCAGTTTCTTATGTCAGAATGTTAGATGTAGAAAGATCTAAGTTGAATTTAATCGCTGAAGAGGCGACAGATATTGATTTTCAAGTAGTAACTCCTAGCAGTACCATAACAATTCCAGAAGGAACTATATCTTTTGAAGCATCTGACAATATTTATTGGGAAATAACTGGTCCTTCTGGACCTACCATGCCATATGTATTGAAGCCAATATTAGGCATTGGAACAACTTATTTTCACAATCATTATTATAATGTTGAGCCAATAACATCAAATTATATTGATTATACAGTAACTGCAATAAGCACTCCGTACATTGAAGGAAGCTTAAGAGTGTACATCAATGGAATTAGTATAAATGATAGTGCTTCAGTTTATGTTCCTACTAGTGATCCAACCGATCCTTGGGTTCAAAATAAATTTACTCCAGATTATGCTAATGGATCTTTTGCTCTTGATATTGCACTAACAAGTAATGATATAATAAGAATAGATTTTGACATTTCACTTTCATGAGAATTTCAAATGAATGAGCCAAAAGATTTGAATTATGGATTCATTATTATTGTTCCAGAAAACAACCCAAAACTAGTTGAGATAACAGTATCTTCAATTAAGAGCAAATTCAATAAAAGCCCATTTATTTGCGTTGTTACTAGCAATATATCTTCAGAAAATGAAAAAGAAATTTCACAATTTTGCCCAACATATAAAGCTGGAAATAGTTATTCTTCATTAATCAATGAGGGAATAAAAAATTCTCCATCAGAATGGAATCTGATAATTATATCTGGTACATCTATAAGAAATAGAATTTTCAGAAAATATTCTTGTTTTATTGAAAGCGAAAAAGACATTCTATTTCCAATTGTTGATAGAAAGCTAAATTTCATTGATGGAACAGTTAATGGAATATTAATACATAGAAATGCACATCAAAATCTTGGTGATATCCCTCAAATGAGTACGCTCCAAGAATGCAAATCTCTTTGGGCTGAAAAAGCTTTAAGGCATGGATATAAATTTAAAGCAGTGGTTGGTGCTGGCTTAGTTTAAGAGCATCTTTGCTTTAAAAGATACCAAGTATCATCGTATTCTATACCTTTATCGACACGATCTAGATATACATATAGATCATTCCATGATCCAAACATATGATTTAATGGAAATAAGCCAAAATACCATACTGGCAAGTTTTCAATTCCTGTTGGGCATACAAGTAAAGTTGGCTTCATGGCTCTCCAGCTTTCTGTAATTTCGTGATGTGTTCCTGTGGTTGGAATTTTATATGGCAAACAAGCTATGAGAATATCAGATTTATAGACCATTCCTAAATCTTTTCTGACAAATTCTTCTGCAATTTCTTTCATTCTTTGAAAATTTTTTGTTTCTTTGGCTAAAGAGATTTCTGGCAACCACTGTTGTTTTGGGTCTGTAAATGGGTCAAAAATCTTTAATCCAAAATTATTTTCAAGTATATTAATTGGTTCCGTTCTCCAATTAAGATCATTAAATTCGATTGGTCCACTCAAATAAACTGAAGATCCCGCCAGCATGTTTCGCTCCTATTTAAGAAAAAATCCATTTTAATTTATTTTAAAAAGAAATCAATGGAGATTTGAAACTCTAATATATTAAGGAGAAAATCATGGAAAACACGAACATTTTGAAGCAAATGAATGAGATTTTAAATTACGAAATGGCTGAGAGGCATAGTTATTTCCAAATGAAATATTTCATTGTAAATAAAGAACCTACCACACAATCTAAAATGTGGCAATGTTTAAGAGAAATAAAAAGTCGATATGAATCTCTACAAGCATTAGATTTAGAGATAGATGAAAGCAAGGACAACCTAGAATTGATTGATATTAACATAAATAAGATGATAGCCATATATGATAAAAAAGTATCAATGGGAAAGCCTTCTGATTCTTTAAAAATATCTGAAATCAAGCTAAGAAAAGCAAAAAGACAGAGAGTTATGGCTGATAAGAATATTGAAACTCTTGTTAAAAAGAAAAAGAACCTAGAGGAAGAGGCTAATTTCTTTGTGCTTTCATTTAGAAATTTGGAAGTGGTTGAGCCTTTAAAGGATTATGACGATTTGGAATCTCAAAAACAATATTGGGGAGAAAAGCTATTGCAAAAAATAAATTTAAAAATGTTGTTGCAGTCGCAGGTAGATACAGAGCTAATTGAAACTGTTTTGGCTCTTCCAGATGACATTCCAATTAAGGGTCAAACAGTGAAAAATCTTGATAGTATGCACAAGAAAATGATTCAAATGAAAAATCAAGCAGAACAGGCGATAAGCCAAAAGCAGGAATTAAATGGCAATTAGAATTTCAAGTTTAGATGCTGGTTATACCATTGGTGGTTTATCTACATTCCCCAGTGGTATTGACAATAGCCAATCTTTATATGAAGCAAGAAATAATGCAGAAACAACTCTGCGTCAATCACTTTCTTTTAATGGTAAATATATAATTGTAAATGACAATTCTATGTTTCCAAGTAAAGGTCTACTTCGCATAGGTCCTCCTTCCGGCAAAGCTGGAAATTATGAATTGATATATTATGCAGCAAAAACAAACAATGTTTTTAGCGATCTAGTTCGTGGGTTTGCAGGATCAAGACAATCTACTTGGTCAACTGGAAGTCATGTTTTACATTCTGTGATGGCAGAACATCATAATGCTTTAAGAGATGCAATTTATAATATGGAAGTTGATTTGGGTACTAGTAGTGATCCGACATCAGAATCTCTTAATGGAATATTAAAAAGACAAGAAAATATATTCTTAGCTCCAAAGCCTATATTTAGGGCGCATAAGATCATTGGAGTTCCGCCATTAACTATTAGATTTCAAAATTTTAGTACTGGTCCAATCATTCGTTATTTGTGGGATTTTGGTGATGGAACAACATCCGTAGAAAAAAACCCAATACATACATATCAAAATGAAGGAATTTATAGTGTTCAATTGAATGTGGTTTCTGTCCTTGGAGGACAAGGAATTGCAACAAAAAGTAATTACATAACAGTTAGTAAGCAAGAAATTACAACATTTTTTTATGTAACACCAACAGTTGGTATATCTAAAGAAACAGCATTAAAGCTTTCACTAACTCCAACTATCTTTAAATTTGTTGATCAAACAGATGGCGATATAAGTCAAAGATACTGGATATTTGGTGGAAATGGCACCATTAATGGAATACCAGTTACAAATCAAAGCTATCAAGAAAATAATTCCAACATTCATGAGGTTCAATTTGTGTACGATAAACCAAATTCATATATTCCCGGTTTAATGTTGGTGTTGGAAAACTCAAATAGCAAAAAAGCATTCCTTTCTGAAAACATCGTGGTGAGCTAATGACAATACCTTCAGTATCTAATTTTCCAACAAGCATAGACACAGATGATAATCTATTTTTAGTTCATGATAGTTTGCGTGTAAAACTTTCACAAGACTATAATCCCGGCGACAACTCCATTACAGTTTATGGTGACACTACAATCATAGGAAGATTTCCAGATACTGGAATTATCACATTGACGGAGCAATGTAGTGACGCAGAATTTAGATCATTGTCTTTTTACTATGGAAGCAGAACTCAAATTTCTTTTGATGAGCTTGAGTTGTTGCCCGGATTTATTGATACTGCAAAACCAAAAGATATAACAAATATCACTCAAAATGTAATGGCTCAACATCACAATGCAATTAAAAATGCATTAATTGCAATTCAAGAAACGGCTGGTAAAAAAGATGAAATTGCAGATTTTCCATTAACTGGAACCATGGAAGAAAGAATCAATTATCTTAGAAGTATAGCATTGATTCCAAAGGCTTGGTTTACATCGAATAAATCGATAGGTTTAATTCCTTTTACAGTACAATTCAAAGATTTAAGTTTTAGATTAGGCACAGATGGAACATCAGGATCAATTAGTTATATTTGGGATTTTGGAGACAACACTTCATCTATTATCAGTTCAATAAGTTCGACTGAGGGTCCTATTTCTCAAGATAATGTTTTAGTTGAAGACTTAGATGGTGGAACAATTACCAAAGTTTATACTAGACCGGGAATTTATGATGTTTCATTGACAGTAACGAATGATTTTGGAACAGATACAGTTGTATTCCCACAATTTGTTAATGCGAGAGTTTCAGCACCAGAAAAAGCAGTTATAAATTTCAATGTTCGAACTGGTCAATCACAAATTGTAAATGGAATTCCAAGTGGTGGTCCATACACAACAACTCCAGTATTAAGAACTCCAGTAAATGTATTTGTTGATGCAGATATTCCTATTGGCATCAATCCAAATACTGGAAAAACTTATTCTGGAGAAGAAGTTTCTGGTTTAGACCCAATTGATCCAGTAACAACATATACTTGGTATTTGGCTGATGATCTTGTTCATAACAATTCATCTAATGTCCGTGGGTCTTATAGTGTTGGTGGAATTTACAACTTACATTTAAGATGCGATACTGCTTATGGTGCATATAGAATTACAACCTATGATAATGCTATTGATGTTGTTGAAAAATATAATTTATGGCTATGGAATTATTATTCAGCAAATCAAATTAAAAGTTCTGAATTTGGATTGATAAGTGAAACATTTAAAACTGGATTTAGTACTGCAGTATCAATATCAAGAAATAAAACATTTCTTGATGGTGCAACAAATGAAGCTCAACAAAAAAAAGAATTTGAAAGAAATGTTGGATTTTCACCAAGAGGAACAACACCTTCTGGGAATGGTGGCGTAGGACTTCTTTATTATGCAAGTGGCAGAAATGCTGTAGATTCTCCAATTCTCGAATCAATTAATTTTCATGAGTTCAATGGCTTTACACAAACTTATTTAGTTCAAAGCCCAATTTCCAGACCATGGAATTGGGTTGAATTGCACAGTGCAAATAGCATTTATTTTATCTTAGGAAATATTACAACACCGCAAATTTCTGGAACTAGTCTTACAAATCAAGTTAAAGATAAATTAAATTTAAATGATCTTTCCACTATTACTGAAAATTTAACTACTTCGAATTATAAAAGTGGCGCTCAGGAATTGAAAAATAACGAAGTTTCATTTGACATTAGTGGCAATCCAAATCAAGGTCATATGAGCGTTTACAGATCATGCTGGAAAGATACATCTGGATTCTTTTTGAGAAATCAAGGTGTTGGAACATTTTTCAGAATTAAAAGTTTTTATAAGACCTCTGGATCAACATCAGAATATTTTCAAGATATCAAAAAATTAACTGATATGTCTGGAACGGCAAAACTTGAAGGACAATTAGTTCCATTGAGTCAAGGAGTTTACTTTTTCAATAACACCGGAGCTATATCTGCATATAACCAAAATACAAATGTTTGGGAAACAGGTGGAACTGGTGTTAATTCTGCATCATTTAGATATCTTCAAGATAATACAATTGTCGGATTCGATGGACAGGATCAAACGCTCGTTGCTACTTCTGATTCTAATAAAATTGCCTATTTGAGTTTTGATTATAGTGCAAAAGCATTTATCAAATTCAATGAAACAACGCTAACTTTTAGCAATGTTTCTTATAGACCAATAGGAACACAATTTAACATGTCTATTTTCTAACTATAAACGCTAAATAAAGAGAAGATGTCTAATAATTTCCCCCCAATTCCTGTATATCCAAAAAATTACGATACTGATCGTACTTTGTATTTGGTTTATAACACCAGTGAAACCGTAACAACCTCAGATAATCATCCTTGGGAAGCAAACATCGAGATTTATCCTGTTAATGCAGATGAAAATGAAATTTGGGCGAACAATGGATATGCAAATATAAGTGGAGAGCTTTTTTATTATGGCGGTGTATTAAAAAACAATAATGGTAAAGTTTATAAATTAACTAATTGCACGAGAAATTTAGGTGGAACAAAAACTAAATATAATTATGCTGGATCGGAAATAAGAGGATTTGTAGTATCAGAACACCACAATCAACTTGCTGATGCAATTATAAAGACTCAAAATTTTATTGGTTTTAATTTTACAACAGATCAAACAACATTGGATTGGAGAATTAGAAATTTATCTGAACTCGAAGTGATTTTTGACGACTTCACATGTCCAGATGTAACTTTCTTTTTTGCAATCACATCAATTAGTCCAGTAACTGGAACAATAGCAACATATAATGTTGAAATTACTGGTTCATATAAAAGTTTCAGACTCGACTTCGGTGATGGTAAATTTACAAGTACTAATTTATCTGGCACACATGTTTATGCAGCAAATACCACAATAGATCCTGTGATTCAAGTGAATACAGACCAATGTACTGTTGTGCAAAGTCCTTCAGAAAGAGAGATAGCCAAGCAGCCTAATATACAAACTCCAAATCAACCTTTAGAGTTTTTAATTCCAAATATTCCAGATATACCACAACTTATAATACCTACAATTAATTTGCCTACAATTAATGTTCAGCCACCACCAATTGTATTTCCTTGTTTAGACATTGGACCATTAGGTCCAATTAATATTCCATCAATTATTGTTGTAGATCCTCCAATTCCAACGATAATTACTTTCGGTCCTTTACCTAATTTTTGTAGTACGATTAATTTTGGTCCACTTAAGTTACCAACGATTATAGATTTTGGACCTCTTCCAACATTTCCTTCAATTGTAATTAGTAGTTTTCCAACATTCCCAACTATGATTGAATTTGGTCCATTTCCAGTATGCAGCATCATAAACTTTGGTCCAATTATATGCCCAACACTTATTTCATTTGGTCCTTTAAATATACCAACAATTATTAGTTTTGGTCCATTAACATTCCCAACGATAATTACCTTTGGTCCAATTAATATCCCAACGATAATTACCTTTGGTCCACTACCAACATTGCCAACAATTATAAACTTTGGTCCATTGCCTAATTTTTGTAGCATAATCCAGTTTGGACCATTGAAACTACCAACGATAATTACTTTTGGTCCACTGCCAACATTCCCAACGATAATTACTTTTGGACCTATGCCAACATTCCCAACGATAATTAGTTTTGGTCCATTCCCTGTTTGTAGTCTTATAAATTTTGGTCCATTAACTTGCCCAACACTTATTTCATTTGGTCCTTTAACCATACCAACGATAATTAGTTTTGGTCCATTACCAACATTACCAACGATCATAAACTTTGGTCCATTGCCTAATTTTTGTAGCATAATTCAGTTTGGACCATCAAGCTTACCATCAATAATTGATTTTGGACCATCAAGCTTGCCAACACAAATTGTTTTTGGACCATCAAGCTTACCAACGATTATAAATTTTGGACCATTAACTGTTTGTA